TTTCGAACACCGTTGACTTACGGAAAGATGAAAGTACCTCTCCTGAAAATACTTTTAAAAAAAGTGCGTCGAAGCTGGTGCCTGTTGCGTTGACAAGACCCAGCCGTGAGGCTGTGAAGTTAGCCATGAGGCTTAAAAGAAAGATTGGGTTGCACCCGACCAGTCTTCTTAGCTCACAGGGTGTCCTCCGCAGAGGGCCAGTGCGCCAGATGAATGTCTAGGTAGACAGATTGTAAGCAGTAAACAGCCCAATAAAAAACCCTTGGGTACTTAAGCCAAGGGTCAATGTGTGTGAGGCAGGCTTTCTCGGCCCACCTAATTAAAAGACAGCAGAGCGGCTTAGCTGCTTTTCTACTGCTTTTCTATAGGCAGGGTCGCTTGCGTAACGAGGGTCATTCATCGCCTCAATCACTTGAGCTGTTGACTCGAACTTGCTGCCGGAACTGCTGCTTGGCTTGCCGCCTAACAGCTGTGGCTCACGACCTTCACTTGCTGTGTACTGAGCGTAAAGCCCAGCAATCGCAAGGCGAATTTGTGCGCCGTCGTTACTGCCTTGAACGATGCGATTGAACGCAGCGATCTCGTCAGCCTCCATGTTCTCTGCAGCCCACGTAGTCATCTCGTCGTACTGATCGGTGCCACCGAACTCAGTCTTAATTTGAGATACCTGTTGTGCGTTGAGTGCGCTGTCTTGAGCGGCGTTGTACTGCAGGCCGGCCAGGTAGTTGTCGACCATGTTGCGACTAAAGCCAGCTTTCTCAAGCTCGCCATAGTCATCGTCCTGCAGCATGCCGCTCTCGGCGTACCGAGAAGACATGTCGCCAAAGTCAATGCCAGCTTCTTCAAGGCGACCGCCAATAACTTCGCCGTAGATCTCCTTAGCTGATTGCTCTTCGCCCTCAGCTAGCTCCTGCTCCGGCTCGTTGTCAGCTTTACCTTGCTGGCTCTCCAGTTCTTTGTAGCCCTTGACTAGCTCGTCGACAGTTTTGTACTTGCCGGCGAACAGTTGCTCTTCGCCCTGAATCTCGACGTTGTCGTTATCAGTAAGGGCTGCTTGATCTTCAGGCGCCATCGCTGGCGCCGGTTCGTTGGCGATAACTACGGGTTCAGGCATAAGTCTCAGGAGATTTGGATGACGCCTTTGTCGTCGACAGTCACTTCAGGCATTGGTGCTGACTGTCCCTGTGATTCATCAACTGCTATGTCGATGACTTCAACTTGCTTGTCCTCCGTCGGCGACGGCGTCTCCGTCGGGGAGTTGGTTTGGGGTTCCGGCGTCGGGGTTGCCGTCTTCGAATTGCGGGCCATAGGGTGCTCCTGGTTGTGTGTAGTTTTTAGCTGCTTGCGTAGCGGCGCCAGACTTGAGGCCCTCCATCAACATCTGTTGTTGTTGAGCTTCTTGCTGTGCTTGCGCTGCAGCTGCGCGCTCATTCTCTAACTGCTCGGGCGTTTTAACAAGGTTTGTTGTATCAATGCTGCCGCTTGCAGCCAGCCGACGTAACGCTTCGTCGACATTGATGTACTCAGCCATGATCTCTGGGCCAAGAACTTGCTGTGCAGTTGTGATGAACTCAATCAACTTGTTCTTGTCATCGCCGCGGCCAATTGCCTCAAGCCCAGTAACAGGCTTAGGGCTAACCAAGGCCTTGCCGCCCTGCCCTTTTGGGAATGGGGGCAGCTTGCGTTGACGCTGCAGGATGTGCATCAGCCGCCGCACTAGGGGCAGCTGCAGTTCTTGAGTCAGGATGGAATACAAGCCAGCTGTGCCAGCGTTCAACTCTTGACTCATAAAGCGGATCTCTTCCGCAGTCACACGTTCGCCCGGTCTCTGGATAGCGGTGTGCAGCATGAATGCGTACTGCAACCGCTGCTCAATCCGCTCGATAGTGGCGTTAGCAATCTGCATGTCGGCCCCCTTCTGGGTTTGCACGACAGTCACATCTGACGCTGAGCCCTGGACGATTGCACCATTGGCTGCGTTAGCCAGGGTGCGCGGCCTGGTCATGCCGTTGGGGTTGACCATAAAGATCACCTTGGCTGCTGCAGCTGACGATTCCAGAATTGCTTGGCTCAGATTTTCAAGCGCAAGCAAGTCGCCGTAATATTGCTCAACGTAACTGCGTCCGTATTCCTCGCTTTCTACGCGGTCAAAACGCAGGCTGATCCAAGGGGTGGCTTCTTCCTTGCACATGCCGTGTGTGCCTGGCACCTCTTTGCCTTTGACCTCTTGATACCAATGGCACTCACCTTCGTAGAACTTGACGCAGGTGTAGACCTTGACTGTCTTCTTGCTGCTTGCGTCGCTGTACTCTCCTTCCTCTTCGTCGTCTAAAAATCCCTCGGGTAATGCTTGCGGGTAAACCTCTTCTTCGACAACAATCTCTGTGACGTGACCCATAGGATCACGACAAAGCACAAAGCGGTCCAGATGGATGACTCTGATTCCTTGCTCTGAGACGTAGAGCAAGACGTTGCCGCTAACCAGAAGGTGCTTAAAAGCTTCGTGTAAAGATGCTCGGCCATTGGCAGTGTCAAGCACCCCCATCACAGCGTGCTCTACTTTGACCAGCGCTGCATCAAGTTCGGTCTTGACCTGTGGCCCAGCTTCTGCAACACGCAGCGCCAGGTCGTCGATCTCTAGTTTGAAGAACGGAGCGTTGGGCGGGAACAAAGTGACAAGCAGTTTATTGCTTAGAAAATTTGTGCCGCGTGCGCCAAAGCTTTGGTATGGCGTCTTTAAATCACCAGCTTCTCCGCCGTGTGCCTCTTGAATAAGGCCAGGGATGGTGACCTTGCTGCAATCACGAGCACGCTGCAGGTATGAGTCACGATTAACAGCCAGCTGGTTGTACCTGGCCGCCGCAGTTCGGCTGCCCGGCATGCCCATTGGCTTGGACTGCCGGTCGACGTTGGAAGTCAGGTTCAGTTTCATCATGCCTAGCCGGGAATAGAGAAGCCGCCGTAGCCAGCGATGTCAGCTCGCATTGAGCGGCGACCGCGGCCACGTCTTCTAATGTTGATAGGTGTTTGCGAGTTAGATGGCACACCAAGCGATGCCGACGGAGATGAGGCTGCGCCCTCTTGCGATGTTGCTGGTGCTGCTGGTGCTGCTGACTGTGCCCGTGCCGGTGCTGCTAGTGCAGCAGCAGGCGCCATTGCTGTTGGACTTGGAGCAGGTGGTGCTGGCCGCTGCGTCATTGCCAACTGTTCTTGGTAGCGCTTCTCCGAAGCAGCTTGCGACGATTCAAACTGTCGCTTCTGTTCTTCCATTTGTTCGCGTTGCCGCGCCATGTTTTCTTGGTGCCGCCTATCAGCAGCCGCACGATCACTTGAACTCGACCCACCGCCACCGCCCACACACATAATTAATCAGCAGAATTTTGCTCATCGTAAATGCTGTGGAGCATGCGCACCACTGCACGCCTGCCGACATACATCCAGACCTCTCTGTCATTCCATTCAGGTAGCGGACAAAGTTCAGGGACTGCGTCGTCTAATTTCTGCAGCAGCTCAGGGCTGATGTCTGGCCAATCACTATTAGACATTTGCGTTTACCTCACATAAGGCTTGCTCTTGCGAAGGATGCCACAGAGTTAGCTTCTGCTGCTCCATGTCGTAATCACCGTGCCGCAAGATGCGTGTCATGCGTGCAGCTAACAGTGCATCGGTGAAGGTCTTGCCTTTCTTTTGATAAGCCTTGACCACAACAGGCCACATCTCACGCAGCGTTGTAGTTGTGCCCAAGATTTTGTCAGCTGTCTTAGGACCAACGCCTGCCAAGCCATCGACGTTGTCAATCCTGTCGCCTGTCAATGTCTGCGTCATCCAATTGCGGTCAGCTTCGTTCTTGCTGATGTTCAAAACATTGTCGTTAACCAGCAACTTGCCTGGCACAGTCTTCATATCTTTATCCGGCGAGACAATGATCGGGTCGTTGATCTGACCTGACGTGGCAAGCAAGCCCATTACGTCATCAGCCTCAAGCTGACCCATGGTCACGCCGTTGTATGCAGCAGCGAGATAGTCGTAGACCTCGCGCAGTGCCATCGGCTTGCGCTTACCAATGCGGTTGGCCTTGTACTCCTGGCTTAGTTCATGGCGAAACGTGGGGTAGCTGCTCAAGCAAACCCGCACGTCTTGATCTTGCGTGACGTTCATCCAATACTCAATCTGTTGTGACGCCCTGGTCTTGGCTTCGACTGGGTTGACTGTCAACGTGTGGCACCATTCAGTCCATTGCGTTTCTGTTTCGCAACTAGCGCAAGTTTTGTAGCCGAGCCAATCGCCGTCAATAAGTAAGGTCATGTGCCAAAGAAGTGAGACATAGGAATAGTTAGCCGGCCTGATTCATGGTCATACAAAAGTTTGTCGACCGAACCAGTTGTGCCACAAAACCTGTTCTTCAACACGCGCAATTGCAATTCACTGCGCTCTGCTGGGTCGCCTTGCTGGTTTCTCTCGCAACCGACAACGCAATCCGACAGCTGTGCAATGGCATGGCTGCCACGTAGCTGAGACAAGCTGGTCTGTGCTCCCTCCTCATGGCCGCGGCCTTCCGGTCGCTTGAGGTGGGACACCAGCACCAGGCCAATGCCTGTCTGCTCCACGACCTGTCGCAGCTTGGTGCACACCACGTCTAAAGCTCGCCGCTCATCCAGGTCTGCAATGCCACTAACCACGATGGTGAGGTGATCAAGGAACACAACGTCAACACCCTCGACGTCGGCCAGGTACTTGATCTGTTCGACCATCCGGTCAGGATCCATCGATCCGAAATGGTCATAGAGAAACAGTCGACCACCACCAAACAAGGAATGAAACGCAGTCTTGACCTCGTCAACCGGCACCATGTCAGGGTCCAGGTGCAATGGCTTGTTGACCTCGATGCCAACAATGCCTTGCATTGTGCGCTGCAGTGATTCCTCCAGCGACAGCATCCCAACCTTTAACCCGCACCGCAGAAAGTGGTGGGCCAGCTCACGACAAACAGACGACTTCCCCGTTCCTGAGCCAGCCGTCACCGTCACCATCTCACCCTTCCTAAAGCCACGCAGGCAGCTGTTGAGTTGTGGCCACGGCAAATCGCACACCTTAGTTGCGCCTGGCTTGACCATCTCTTGGTACAAGTCAGCAGCATTGAGGATGCCATCAGGCCTGACCGGTGTCGCCTTCCATAGCAGGTCTTTAAGCTGTGCACCCTCGCCAGCCTGCAGCATTTCGTTGGCGTCTTTGCGAGGCAGCCTGCAGATAGCAGCCCTGCCGTATGGCAGCACCTTGACTGCTTCCTCTGCTGCCTTTGTACCCGGATCGTCTGAGTCAAAGCACAGCACGATGCGGAACTGACGCAGCCATTCAAGGTTTGCCGCTATGTATTTGCTTGCTGATTGCGCACCGTTGGGCAGGCTGACAACAGGAAAGCGATTGCCTTGTACCTGCGACACCGACATGGCATCAACCTCGCCCTCTGTAATCACGCAGAAAATGTCTGTTTCTTTGCCGTGGTTCTGCCGCCATAAGTGCTGGCCCCACAGTTGGATGTTGGATGTGTCGCCGATCCACCGAAACTTTTTGTCGGGGTAGCGCAAGTGCTGCGCCACATCTTTACCCCGTTGGTTTCTGTAGGTGGCGACCTGCACTGTCGATCCGTTGTAGCTGCCAACGCCGTAACCAAACAGCTCGGTCGTCTCCTTGTCTAAGCCGCGTTTAGTCAGCGGCACGCAGTCAACAAATGACAGCAGGTTTACAGGTGGTGGTGGCATTGGTGGTATGGGTTTGAGCTTTGGTTCTCGCTCGGGTTGCTCGGTGTAGTTACAGCCAAAGCAGTAGGCATGGCCATCACTAAACCGTGCAAGGTTGTCCTTGCTGTTGCACTCCGGGCAAGCTTCGTGTCGAACGAACTTTGATTTTTCACGCAGCATC